AAGGCTGCGAGTTACATTGCCGACCATGAAAACCTACAGGTTAAGTAATGCGTATTCCCACTGAGAGTGTTGAGCGAGAAGAGTTCTATCTCGACCTCATTTCGAAGTGCATGGTATCGCGTGAAACGCGCAAGGTTGACTATGGGTCACTGAGAAGCTGGTACTTGTTTGGCAATGGCCCAGATGAGTCACCGGCTCTCTACAACAAGATTTACCCACACATTGACCAACTGACGAGCTTTTTGTACTCGGCAGACACTACACGCTTTAGCATCAACATTGGTGCTGCGGTCAAGAAAGCGGAAAACATAAAGATTCCCGTCTTGACTCGCGCTCTCAATGACCGATGGCTAGACACAAACGCAGACCAGAAGTTTGCGCTTGCTACTACTTGGGCGCTTTGCTACAACAGCGGGTTCATCAAGCTGGTCATGAAGGGGAAAACACCCCATCCACACTATGTTGAGCCGTCTTGCATAGGTGTTTTGAGGGAAGATATCCCCGGTTTGGACAACCAAGAGGCGTTCATCCACACCTACTACATCACCAAATCGGAGCTTTACAGCCAGTTGTGGAGCCATCCGAACCGTGAAAACATCGTAAAACGAGTCTCCCCGATGCCCCATGAGCGCACAGAAATCGCTAATGGGGTAGAGCGCATCATTCTCAATCAGACAAATCCGACTCTGTACGGCAATGTGAACCTTGATTTGGGGGGCATGAACCGCTACAAAGCAGAGGTTGCAGAAGAAACGATTGAGATGACCGAGCTTTACGTCTGGAATGACGACATTGCTGACTACCAAGTGGTCACAAAAGCAGACCCAGATGTCATCATCTATGACCGTCCAAACGAATCTATGTTCCTCAAAGGAGAGATTCCGTTTGTTCAGATTTGCCCCAACCCGCTGTATGACTACTTCTGGGGCATGTCAGAGGTTCAAAGACTTATTTTCTTGCAGCAGCTACGCAACAAGAGGATGGCAGAAATCCTAGACCTGTTGTCAAAACAGGTTCAGCCGCCTACAGCCCTGATCGGCTTCACAGGCATTTTGGATGAGAAGAACTTTGCTCTCAATCGTGCTGGTGGCTTGTTGGCTACTGACATGCCAAACGCCAAAGTTGAGAAACTTGCACCCGTTATCCCCCCTGACCTCTTCCGCGAAATCCAAGAGATTGACGCAATGTTTGAAGAGGCCAGCGGCATCGTCAGTGTTTTGCAGGGTCGTGGCGAATCAGGCGTGAGGTCGTCAGGTCATGCTTCTCAGCTTGCCCGTCTTGGCTCCAGCCGTGCCAAGAAACGTGCCCTGGTTATCGAAGACTCGCTAGAAAAGATGGCGACTCTGTACCTGCGCTGCATGCAGGCTTACGATGACACGCACTATGTGGACGACAACGGAGTTCCATTTGTTGCCGACCAATTCACCAAAGATTTTGTGGTGAAAGTGGACGCTCACTCCAATAGCCCAATCTTCATGGAAGACTTGAGGTCTATGGCCTTCCAGTTGTTCAAGGCTCAGGTCATTGACAAAGAGTCACTGCTAGAAATGATTGACCCGCCTATGAAGCAGATGCTCATAGATCGGCTCAAGAAGAACGAGGCAATGGAGGCACAGCAACCGCAGCCTCAAAACAAACCTCAACTTAAACAGGTGGGATGATGGCTACAGCACCCGGAACCGCATCTATGACTCAACCCAAGGCTGACCAGCCCAGAGTCACCACAGAATCTTTGAAAAGAGGCGAAGCGAGTCCTAACTTGACATATCGCCAGACAGGGTATAAAAACATGTCCGGGCGTAGTCAACGGGACTACACCCGCCGCTAAAGGAGCATCAAATGTACGGACGCAAAATGATGCGTGGTCGTAAGACCCGCCGTTAATTCCTCGAAAGAGAAATAGGGTATGGCTGCTTCCCCTCTAAGTAAGTGGCCGCCTGAACCAAGGAGCGCGTCATGCGTAAAGGTCGTAAAGGTCGTAAAGGCCGCAAGTAATCCGCAAGGATTGTGTCTTCCGGGGCTGACATAAAATGCCCCGACCTTTTAAGGAGTAGAGTCGATGAGTGTTCCAGCAGATAAGTTAATGGAGTTGATGCGAGGCAGTCGGTCTGCTGGTGCAGCTATGCCCACTCCTCCTGCTGCCGCTGCGCCCGTTCCTGGCGAAGGCGCTCCAATGTCTCCAGAAGACAATGAAATCCCTCCTATCTCTGCTCCGATGTCCACACCGGAACCAAAGATGGGAAGCAAAGAGGCTGCACTCATCAACATTGGTATGGCGATGGACTTGCTAGAGCAGTCTCTTCCTGCTCTTGGCCCAGAGTCAGAAGAAGCCAAAAAAGCTCTAGATGCCATTCGCAGCTTGACCAGCGTCCTCGGCCCCCGCAAAGGACAAGTCAACGAACTACAGCAAGCTGAAATTCTTCAGATGCTGCAATCTCTCCCTCAAGCTGGTGGCGCAACGCCTGAAGGCAGAGCTTTAGCACAAGCGCCCGTCCCTGGTATGCCGCCTGCTGGCGGGATGCCGCAACCCACCCCCATGTAACAGGAGTTCATGATGGATTTGTTTAAACCCCGTGGAAATGCGGCTCCCCGCCGTCCTACCGACAACAACCAACAAAATGGAGTTGTCACCAACACCCCTCGCTTCTCCGAGCTTGGCGGTCTGACCGGCCCCAACAAAGTTGGCAAGTCCGGCATGGCTGTTAAGAAGCCCGGTGACGGCAAGAAAGTTATTTGATTTAAGAAAGAGGGTACATCATGTCTCTGGAAAACCTTTCACAAGAAGCGCGAGATGAACTTGCGGCTTTGGCCCAGCGTCTAGCTGACAACCCAAAAACCCGCAAAGACTTCTTGCGTATGACCAAACAGGTCAACCCTGACTTGCCTATTCCTGAGCTAGAGATTGAAGACAAGACAAACTCTGCTCTGCAACAGATGCGTCAGGAAAACGATGCTATTCGTGCAAAACTTCAGGCTAAAGAAGCCCAAGAGATGCTCGACAAGCGCCGTCAACAGCTTGTGAAAAAGGGTCTGGTAGACAATGAAGAAGAGATTGACGCTGTAGAAAAAATCATGCTCGAAAAGAAAATTGCCGATCATGAGACTGCGGCGCAGTATCACCAGTGGATGAAACAGGCAGCAACGCCGACTCCTTCCGGCTACCAACCTTCAGCAGTCAAAAATTTTGACCTGAATCGGTTCTGGAAGAATCCGGCAGGCGCTGCCCGTGAAGAAGCGGTGAAAGCACTCAATGAGGTTCGCAAACCCATGCGGCCCATAGGACTATGAAACGTTGTCTTGATTGTGCAAGCTGCGGCAAGTCATTTGTTGCCTATGGTGACAAGGCTCGTCGTTTTTGCTCAATCGCCTGTCGTCAACAAGAGACTCGCTTGAAGACAGCTTGTAGTCATTGTGGAAAAGAGCTGTTGAAGTTAAAAACTTTTCTTGAAAAAGAACAGCAGCGTTTTTTCTGCAACAGTAATTGCTGGAACGCTTTTCGAAGAAATTTGCCTGCAAAGCCTCACAAGAGTTCAAATGGTTATGCCGTGAAAAACATTGGTGGCAAACAGGTTAAAGAACATCGCCGAGTGATGGAGCAACATCTTGGAAGAGAGTTGATGCCACATGAGACGGTGCACCACAAGAATGGCGTCAGAGACGACAACCGGATTGAAAATCTGGAGCTGTGGTCAATGTCGCAACCTTATGGTCAAAGATTGAATGACAAACTTGCATGGGCTATTGAGTTTCTTGAAACTTATGGCTATGTGGTGCATCATTCAAGCAGAGGGTTTAACGAGGCTGTACTGTATGGGGCATATCCCGAAAGTCGACCTCAACTTGTTAACTGAAGGAGATTGATATGCCAATCGGTGGCGGTATTCTCCCTGCAACTGGCTCAAGTCAGTTCACGGAGCTAACTTATGTCACGAGGCGGGCTTTCATCCCGAAACTCGTGGTTCAACTTTACAACTCGACTCCGCTCATGGCGGCACTGATTGCAAACAGTCAGCAAGCCAGCGGTGGTGTGTCGTCTGTAACTGTGCCCGTTCAGGGCGCTCAGTTCGTGAACGCTCAATGGTCTGACTACAGCGGCTCGTTCGCTCAACCGTCCGTCCAGCAAGGCGCTTACAACGCTGAGTATGACCTCAAGCTGATGATTTCCCCCGTGCCGTTCCTCGGCATGGAAGGTGCAGTTCAGCAAGACGCAGCAATCATTCCCCTGATCGAAGCTCGCATGAACGATGCGACCAACGTGATGATGGATGCAATGGCTACCGCCTTGTACAACAACACCACGAACACTCAGCAGTTCATTGGTCTGCCTGCCGCTATCAGCGACTCTGGCACTTACGGCAACATTGACCGCTCTACCTACACTTGGTGGAAGTCAAAAGCCTATGATGCTGGCAACAAGAACCCGACCCGTCAGAACGTCCTGCAATACATCTCCGGCACTGTGAAGAATGGCGCTGAGATGCCTTCGTTTGGCGTTTGCGGTTTTGGTACTTGGACGCTGCTGGCTCAAGACTTTGTTGGTCAAGAGCAATACGTCATCACTCCGGGTTCCGGTTTTGATGGCGACCCCAATGGCCCCCAGGCTGCTTTCCGCGCCCTGATGGTTGCTGGCGTACCGATCTACCCCGATCCGTACTGCCCTGAGGGTAAGGTGTACTTTATGAACACCAACTACCTGTCGCTCTACATCCATGAGCAAGGTTCGTTTGTGTTCACGGGTTTTGAGTCCACCCTCCCGAACTGGCAGATTGGCTATGTCGGCGCTGTTCTGATGATTGCAGAACTCGTCAACGTCAAGCCTAAGGCTATGTCTGTGGTCAGCAACTACAACTACCTCTCGCTGTAAGGAGTAGAAGATGTCTCTGTCCACAAACAAAATCATCCTGGCGAATGCCACCACCAACACGGCTGGTGCGTATTTCCTCACCACCACTGTTACTGCTGTCAGCACTGGTAACGGGACGGTCATTCCTGCTGGCGTTTACCTGATGTTCCCGCAAGCGAACACCAGCGTGATTGCCAACAATGGCTCGTCCAATGCTACGCTGATTGCTGCCAACACTGGTGGCGTCATCATCTCCGATGGTGTGAATGTGTACGCTAAGTCCACTGCGGCAAGCGATACCGTGACCCTGCTGGCTACCAACGGTGGCTTGTCTGTGTCCGGCACATACAACAGCTAAGGAGTCTGCAATGCAAGCGAACCATGTAGGCGCAGATTACCCGAACAAGTTTGGCAATTATGCTGTTGCTTCCGGTCAAGCTATTAACATAGCTACCGCAGGCAATGCAGTTGCCACGCTTGGAACTACGGGAACCGGCTTCATTGTTCGCCGCATTACTGTTGCAAACGCAAACAAGAGCATTGCTACTGCAAACGTAACCGTCCTGACCTCCAGTGATGGTAACGCTTCTAATGCAGTAGCAAGTGCTACTTTGTTGTCCAACATTACTAGTACCACAACCTATCAAGACTTGACGCTTGCCTCTGGAACCTTAACCAAGGTTTATGACGCAGGTGCTTTGTATGTTCGTGTGATTACTGGTGTGTCTGGCGCAACTTGCGATGTGACCGTTTACGGCGACATTGTGAACCTATGAGTGAAAACGTCTTCGTAACCAACAATAGTGACGACAAGTTTGTCACTGAGTTTTGCTACAAGCAAATTGAATTTCCTGTCGGTAAACCCGTACAAATTTCAGTAGTTGCTGCAAAACATATTTTTGGTTACGGAGACAACAACAAGGAGCCGTATCTGGCCCGTCTGGGTTGGATACAGCTTCACTCTGAACTTGAACAAGGATTGGAGAGGCTGTCAAAGTTTGAAATCTCTGACAAGCCTCTTGTTGAAGAAGACCGCTCGTTACCCTCGGCGGTTGGTGTAGTACCCCTCCACGTTGAAAAGCGTGGTGGGGGAGCCACTCGCCACAGGGTTGCGTAAAAACATGGAACGTAGATGGCTACTCTTGCTTCCTACCTTACGGAAGTCCGTAGGCTCTTGCACGATGCCAACGGTGTCTTCTGGTCAGATACTGAACTGACGGATGACATCAATTCAGGCAGAGAGCGAACGGTTAGAGATACTGGTTGTCTACGCAACTTACAAATCACATCGACCCCCCTGTCATCTACAGGGGTAGCGGCAACAAGCTGGACTGCTGGCGCAACCGTCAACACTGGTGATTTTGTTTTTTCCAACATCTTTATTTACCAAGTCACTAACGGTGGTGTACTTGGTAGCACTGCTCCCATCTGGCCTACAGGAACGCAGCCGTACCCGCCTGCCACTGCGTTTACAGACGGAACCGCCACACTTCAGTACGACAGTCCCTGCGAAATCATAAGCCTCTCCGCTCTTCCGGGAGGTTCGCAGACGCTGGACATCTTGAATGTCAACATTTTCTGGGGCAACAGTCGCATCCCCCTGCGCTACTTGCCCTGGTCAAACTTTAACGCACAGCTTCGCTACTGGCAAAACTATGTAGGTAGACCTGTGTGTTTTTCTATGTACGGACAAGGCCAGATTTATGTTGGCCCCGTACCCGACCAATCCTATCCTTGCGAGATAGATACGGTCATCTTGCCTCAACCTTTGTCTCTGTCAAACACCACACAAGTTGACGAAATAGTTGACCCCTACACCACGCCCGTGGCTTTTTACGCTGCATACAAGGCAAAGTACAAAGAACAAAGCTACGGGGAAGCAGAAATTTATAAACAAGAGTACGCCAAGCATGTTCAGGCCGCTCTAAACAGCACCTACACACGGCGCATCCCAGACCCATACTCTAACCCGTACTAATCATGGCAGCAGCAGAGCAAAAAAAGTCCTATGCTGTCATCAAGAACTTCAAGGGTCTAAACACCAAGGCCGACCGGACAGCTATTGACGACACCGAGTTTTCGTGGATAGAGAACGCCATGCCTATCGGGTTTGGCAACATCAAGATTGTCAAGGCTCAGACAAAAATCACAACTGGTGCTGGTGCAAACATTGTTGCCGCCAACACCGTCACTTCTCTAGAGTCTGCCAACATCAACTTGACGGACTACCTGCTTGCTTTTGAAGACAACGGCAGAGCAGAATTTGTCAACATCACCTCCAGCAGCATAGGAAACATTGCCACAACAGGCACTTTTTCCAACAACAGCGTTAGCTCTGCACAGTGGAACGATGAGCGGGTCATTATTGGCGACCCTAGCAAGGGATTGTTTAATTGGGATGGTGCAAATCTTGTCAGCATAGGTTCTGTAGGCACTATCGGCATCACCAACCCAGGCTCAGGCTACACAACAGCCCCAACAGTCACAATTTCTGCACCCAATAACACGAATGGTGTGCAGGCTACTGCTGTCAGCACCATCACGCAAGGCTCTGGCGGCATAGCGCGTATTGATGTAACGGCTGGAGGCACTGGCTACACCGCTGTTCCTGGCGTTTCTATTGGCGCTCCAGACCAAACAGGCGGCATACAAGCAGAAGCGTTTGCCACCATCTCCTCTGGAGTCGTTGTTGCCGTTACTGTGAGCAACGCAGGTAGCGGTTACACCACTGCGCCTACCGTTACGTTCTCTTCTGGTGCGGCTACAGCCAATGCTGTGGTAGCTACAGGTCAGGTCAACAGCATTAGCCTGACAAACGCTGGAACAGGGTACACATCTAACCCAACCATCACCAT